TGTAACTTGCGGATGTGTCATGTTTTATTCATATATATAGCGCACAAATCTATGAGCGATTTTTAACAATTCAAAGCATCATGATTTATTGATCTTTTGCGCTGCGGTGATTTCCGCATGGCACGGCTTGCATACCACCTCAAGAAGAGAAACATCCTCCACAAAAAGCCTGGCGCAGAAGCTTGGCAGATCGTCGTACGTTTTGAGGCTACCCACCGGGACGATGTGGTTCACTTCTACGTTTTGTTTTGGGTGTAGCTTATTGCATACAGCGCAGAGATAGTGTACTCTTTTTGCACGGCCAACGTAGGATGTATGCGACGCCGCTTTTAAAGCAAGAGCAAACGGCTTCCACCATCTGCTCATGTTTCTAAGGGCGCTTCTTATTTTGCCAATGTGCTGGCTATCCGTTTCGGTGCCGCCATTTCTGGATCTGGCCACCCTCTGGACTGTTGTTCTCTTACCTTTCATATACAATCTCGCCGGGCTGAGGGATGTATACTCCCAGCTCAGAGATTGCAAAAATGCAGATTTGGTCTATATATTCCATCATTTCAAGGGTGTTCAGGCTTGTGGTGCTGCGAACAAACTCCTCAGGAACGCCAAGTACGTCTTTAACGTATTTGAGAAATTTTTTCTGCATAAGCTGATGTATCTCGTCTTTTGTGTACCCGGTTTCATCAGCAAGGTAGGCCAGGACTACACCCCAGTAGTATCGGTTCTGGTTGTTGGATCTATTGTGCCTTTGCTTTTTAATGCCCACCGCGTGGCGTCCTTTCAGGTGTTTTAGAACGCCAAACAGCCGGGCCTTATCATTTTGATCGTCGAAGTCTATCAGTAGGTCTATCATCTTTTTTTGGTTTTCTTATTATTATTCTTTCTTCATCTACTCTCTGGGCGTACTCCCTGATGCGTTCATATTCGGGCGTTGTTTGCCCATTTGCAAGCGCTTCGTAATACGCTTTTGCATCTTTAAGTGCTGCCTGTATGGGCCGGAATTCAGAATACCGCCCATAAATAGTTTTCCAATCGGTTCTGTGAACGTCGTAATTAATTTTCTGAAATAGGATGTCGAGCTGGAATAGGAATTCCTCATCGTCCCAATACTTCCTGGGCGGCTGGCAAATGTAAGCGTAACTAAAGGTATGCATCAGGTCCCATTTATCTTGTGCCTCACTATTCATGGTTAAAAAGGTGCTTCCTGGTCCTTAAAATCAACATATTCCTCTTTTTTGCTGCCCTTTGATGTGTGAAAGTCGGCAATCGGATCCCTTCCCTCCGCGTCCTGAAAGCGGCAGAAATCATTCATCTCCATGTAAAACGGCTCAGAGAGAGGTGTTGGCCTTCCACCGGTTTCTACTTCTTTGATTTTCCGGACGTGGATCTCGGTTTTGCGCCATTCGATCTCGTCATTCACCCTACGGTGGATGGTAAGGAAATCATCTGCCTTGGCGGCAAACATTGTTCCCTGCTCGGTGTCTGCCATCATGGGCGCCTTGACGTGGCCATTTTCGTCTCTGGTTCTCATGGCCTGCGTGCCGGGATGGGCATTCACGTACACACAGCAGTTTTGGTTCTTACTCCAATACCTGAAAGCGTTTAGCGTGTTGTAATGATGCTGGTAGGCGTCCTTTCCCGGGACCTCAAGGCTGTTGTAGGTATCGACAAGAACGCTTTGAATTCCCTTCTTTGCGTTCAGGGCTGTAAACATTTCCAGGAGCTGTTCGTAGTTATAACTCTCGTCGTTTTTCAGGACAAAGAAATGCTCCCTACAAAATTGGTATGCGTGGGCAAACTCCTTTTCGGTCATGTATTTCAATGGCTTTCTCCAATAGTATTCGCACATTTTGCGATACAATCCGCCGGCAGAGTTTTCAGAACACATCAGGCCCCACTTCCAGCCGTGTTTAATGCTGGAAAGCATCGCCAGATACCAGAGAACGACAGTTTTACCGACGTTCGCGTGCCCGTTCACAATGACAAAATTGCCCTGCTTAAACAGAAAATGCTCATCAAGATGCTCAAATCCCGTTGACAGCCCCATCTTGAATGTTCCATCCATCACCGAACGCAGGTATCTGGACACCTCGTCCGGATCAGCAAGGAACCCCAGATTTTCTGTGATGATTTGCCTTTCCTCTGGAGCCACCTTGCCAATCAAAACAGACTGCTTTTTCTGACGCTCTCCGTAGCCCATGTCATAAAGCTTTTTGGCGGCATCGCTGTAGTCTCCCTTGCATTCCAACATGGCAAACACGTGCCACGGCTTGTATCCCTTCTCCGGCTCAAACTGCGTGCTTGTCGTAAAAACACTAAACCACCGATTCTGGAAGTCAAAGTTCCCGCTGGTGAGAGCCGTCGTCTGGCCTGGACGTCGCATAAACATTTTGGTGTTTATGTGCTGAACTCTGGACCATCCGTGGCTTTCAAGAAGCTGAACTACGTCGCCACGCTCGTTGTAGTCATCTCCGGGGGACAGGCCCTCAGTGGGCGTAAGCTTCTGGACAGGCTTGAATGTAGGCAGCTCAACAACATACTCGTTCAACATCCGCGCACAGGAGATTAGGACTTCCCGCTCATCCACAGAAATTGTGGGGATGTTAGCCAAACTGCCGGACAAGAACTTGTATCCGGGAGTTGGCTCAACGACTATTTGACCACCCTCTCCACGGGTTTCAATCAGCACCCTCACCTTGTCAGAAGAATTCTCGAATCGCTCCACATCGGTGGTAGGCCGCTGGGCCAACTTAACATTGCGCTCAATCGTCTCGCATCTGTAAATGATATGGAAACCGCCAGAGCGAGTTTTAGCCACACACAGGCCCTTTAAAAGAGGCATATTATATTGGGCTATCAGGCGCTTGTAGTTGTCAAACAGTTTGCCATCCAGAGAATACTTCTGGTCAACATCAATCACCTCGACATTTCCGCTTATGGATCCGGTGGCCAAGCCTATTCCGCCAAGCTTCGGAAAGCGGGACAGGTCGTAACGCGTTTGCGTCTTCTGCCAGCCCTGAGCAAGCGGAACCTTCTTCTCATCCACAGGGATGATTTGGATTCCAGGAATGTCCTGGACCTCCGTCATTTTTTTAATATCCAGCGGCTCTGTCTGCATCGATGGCGTCTTGTTTGGTTAGTGGGCTGTCGGCACGCACGAGGCGTATGTTGTTCGGGTATTTCAGGTGGATGGCTGGGGCACGATGCTGCCATTCAAAAATCCATTTGAGTTCGTCCTTGGTGCAGGACTTGTAGCCCCTTTCAAAAAAGGCCATCACGCGAGCGTCACCGTCCGGCTCTGTAATGGTTGTTGATGCCGGGGTTTCAGTGAACCAGTTGGTGAACATTTTTTGCTTCCAGTTTTTCACCTGCGTTCCGCGGCTGTCCTTCCAGTCGAAGTTGTTGTAATGGGCGAACGCTTTTCGGGCCTGTGCCTCGGGCTGTCCGTGCTGGCTGAAGTAGGCGATCACGTCGGCTTCTGATGGCGGAACAAATTCAGATTTACTCCTGGGGGACTTAGGGGGTATATTCTTTCTTTGTTCTTCTTTCTTATATTGTTTGTGGGTTTCCCCTTCGTTGGATTTTCCGAGGAAGGATTCTGCTTCCAAAGGACATTCAAAAAGCATATAATCAACCTCCCAAAAACCCTTTTCGTTTTGGCGCTTAATCCTTTTTAGGTAGTTAAACTTTTCAAGTTCATGAATGCCGGCCCTGACAGAATCGATCCCCTCCTTAACCTGAGTAGATATCCTCTCGACACTAAAGTCCCAGTCATCCGGCTTGCTGTTTAGGTAGGCGTACAATCCTTTTGCTTTGAACGAAATATCCGGATTGTTCAGCAGATCGTTTGGTACTGCGCCAAAGAATCGCTGGATTTTAATGAGTGCCATAAATGAAAAGCCCCATCCGGCTTTCCTGTGTGGAACCAGCGGAAATATAACGCTGCACAGTACGACCGAATGGGGCTTTAAATGTCTTCATATCTCTATTTAACCCGGGTTCCAGTCGGGGCCTTTCGGCAGGGCAAAGATAAAGGCAATTATTTCACAATTGCAAAATTATTCTTCTTTGGAAGGCGTTTTGTACCGTGCTTCTATTCTACCCAATGTTGCTTTATCATTGGCGTCCTTAGGGTTAAGTCCCTCTTTAAGCATATCTTTTTCATAATTAGCTTGAGGATTACTTTCTCCACGGCTTCCGTAACGTTTTACGCCTTTCTTGTCCGTGTAGTATGGCATTGGATTTTTGCCCGTAACCCTGGCTTTTATTTTCTCCAAAATATTCATATTCATCGCCGGGTACTGAAGTGAAGATCCCATTCCTATTCGTTTTTCTTCACGAGGTTCTTTTACAGGACTCACCTCCCGTTCCTTCTCCTCTTTTGGCTTAACAATTTGCGTATCAGCAGGGCGAATTTCCAGCTTTTCAACCGGATCCGGCTTTGGCCGAGGAGGAGCTACTGGTTTTGGCTCTGGCTTAGGTTTTGGTTTTGGCTTAGGCTCCTCAAGAACTACTTTACGTCTTGGTGTAAGGACGTTAGCCCCTGTTGCGATCGCTACTTCTTTCAAATCACCTTTTGGATTTGCCATTGCCTTAAAACTGTTGTCTTTATATCCTGTCCCCTTAAGAGCGTTTATAGGTGTTGTTATTGATTTATTAATACCCTCTCTGTATGGTTTTTTGTTTTCTTTTTCAAGTCTTCCAATTGCTCTTTTCGATTCTATTGGCACTCTAAAACCTTTTAAAACTTCTTGCCTTCTTTTATCCATAGGCATTTTATCTAATTCTTGAATAAATTCATTTTGCCTAATAGCCCTACCCGTAGCCAACGTGCTGTCCTCGTACATCTTCAACCTCTTGTCGTTAGGATCAGAGACGCGAAGGGTGTATTGCGAGGGGGGCGCCCCTGGTTTAGCCTTTGGTTTAACTTTTGGTTTGGCCACTGGGGCTACTATTTTTCCAACCGTGTATTTTTTACCCTTGTCTGCCATGTGAATATTGTATCAATGTTTAGTGCAAAAATAATAGAAATGTTATTCTTTTATGAGATAACATAAAAAAGGAGGTCAAAGACCCCCTCCTTTACTTGAATTAATCATTTTAACCAAAAATAATCACACTTTAACGATTTTGTAGGTGTTTGGATAGGTGTCTATAGACACCCGGGTGACGTATGACGTTTTCATTCCTGGGAACCAAACAGCGTGGGCAGACGTTTTGTATATCTTTCTCTCCACCCACCGGCCATCACCCTGGCGAACACTTAAAACAGACCCAACAGCCAGGTCTCTTGCAGAACTATTTTCCACCTTTCAATTTCTCTATTGCGTGGCAAATATACCATTTTGCCTTTTCTAAATCCTCCAGAGGCAAATCACTTTTTTTCCCGGCCCGGGCCACGTATTTCACCACGTTACCCAGCGCAAAGTCCAGGCCCCAGGCGTCAATCACCTTTATAACCTCATATTGGTTGCTGGCGCCCCCGTAGTGCTTCGGATGATTAATGCGATCAACAATGTCGTTGAGAATGTTTGGCTCGCCCTCTAAAGGTTCTATAATGTCAAGCAACGTTTTTGTGCGAGAAGGCTGCATTTCAGCCCACTCTTCATCTGTCATACTCTGTCTAAGATTTCCCATATTTATTTTTCCCAAATGATTTCTTCTCCTCTTCTGTAGTGCTTCAGGTTTTCTTTTGCCGCCGGGTTAACAAAGTGTTTCTCTTTGTATGTGACGTAGTTGTTTGGAAGCAGCGTAAATTGGCCTGATTCCAGGGCTATCAATGAAAGCGGCTTGTGTTCGGCAGGATAGCGGGAGTAGCCGTCCTTCCAATCGATTATAATCCCCGTGTGCCGGCCATGATCGTTTGTTTCCAGCCCTTCCAGGAATGGCATATAGACAGCCTCTATTTCCTCTCCCATTCCAGCCCATGGCATCAACTTTTCGGCAGGCAAACTAAATGTTTCGGTGGTGGAAATGGCATGAAGCGGAAGGCCACTCCAATGCGCCCCGCTCTCAAGGAAAACGTGGCAGGAAAGCAATTGGTACTCCCGGCAATATACGCCGTGCCAGATGGCCTTTGTGACGCCCTTGGGCATATTGGGGCCGAGGAACGCGTTGTTGACGTTCACGTAGAAATGGAAAGGAAGAGAAGCGTGTTTAGCCATAATTTAAAAAAAACAAAAGTAAAGAAAAAGGCCCCCACCAGAAGCAGAGGCTTTTTACCTTTTCATAACCCATATTTATACCCGTCTTTCCGGGGTATCCTCAAATTTATTAATATACTCGAAGAATTCATCACGCTCTTTCGCGGGCAGGTCGAACAGCTTCCAGACGAAATGAATGATGTCCGAGTTGATGTCGTCCTCCAGGGACGCAATTTCAGGCCCCACTTCTTTGTGAATATACTTTTCGAATTGCGTAGCTTCATTAAGAAGGCGGTTGAAATGCATCTTAGCCTCGTTGTTAAGCTTTTTGCCGCTACGTTTGATCACCCAGCCAGACTCCAGGACGCCCTTGACGAACAGGAGGAACTTGCTGAAATCGTTGCTACTTTCCATATGTTTTAATTTGTAGTCAGGACAGGATTCAACTTTAAAAAAGCGGTGGAGTCCGGAGTCGAACCGGAATAGCAACCACACGGGCCTCGGCCAGCCTTGCCTCATTACGCCCCTCCACCATTTGCCCGTCTTTCCGGGCCGTCAATGCTTTAATTCTATTGGGGTAGTCTTAGTCATCCACTCCCCGTTGTCATTTGCTTACAATTTTACTTTAATTGCGTAAAGCGATACGTTATAACCAATGCTAACAAGCAGTAGTCATATAATCGACATTCTCGGACTTGCTGAACAAATCAATAACCGCTTCTGTTGAAATTGGTATAATGTGATATGTTTCACTATTCCGTTTTTTAATGTATAATTTAGGCTTGTCAAGTTCTCCACTCGTTACGCAAACCATTTGGTTTTTATTTACTTTTTTCTCTAAAGCAAATCCGTGATAGCCTGTTTGTTTAAACTCGACATTACAACTCATATCGGTTCTTTCAAATCCTAAATCAATGTATTTTTGGTATTCCATATTGTTATGTTTTTTAAGTTAATTAATCAAAAGCACTGGTTATAACAGCACATTGGCGGCATTAAAACGACCGCCAATCTGCAAAACGTTGGCAGTAATGCTACGACCGACCTTTAGTAACAAGTTTATCTATATTTTTAATTGGTATTAATCCATCAAATGTTCCCTTATCTTCTAAAAGTTCTAATGCCTTGAAATATGTTGAAGTAATTTTAAGACACACAGCTTCTATAGCAAGACAATATTCTGAATCAGAAATAACAGAAGTAAAACAATTTTTGCTGGTTATGTATAATTTTAACTTCAATGCAGCTTCAAAAGAATTTACAAAGCTGCCTGTGTTAAAATGGTATGCATAATTTTCAAACAACTCTTTAAATTTATCAAATCCATAATCAAATCTTGTTAGTTCTTCTTTTTTATCAATTACATTTTGCAAGTTTTTTATAATAATCTCCAAATCAAAAACAAGTAAATCTTTTGCCGTTATTAATTTATCATGACTAAGACTACCACCATTAGGATAATTATGATATGGAGAAATAAAAAATCCATTTTGTATTTCTTCAATGAAAGTATTTACATCAAATTTTTTACTTACCGACAATGCACTACTGCCAACATTGCGTTTACTTTCAGGGTGTGGATTGGTCATAGCTTAATCAGTTTTAACTTTTTCATTTCAAACTCACTTCAAATATTCTGCTGATATTACTTGTTCCCGTTGTCGTCAAAACAAACCTCTTCCCGGTTACGTTGATGGCTTTGGTGAACTTTATTTTCTTGTCAAACGCCAAAGGAACATTCACGCCATCAACCGTTAATGTCAATGTCTGGTTTGGACTGCCACCATTGAATCCTGAACTCAAATAAACCTGCGTCCGTGTTACTGCCTGAGCATAATTCCATGTAAGCGTTGTTGGTCCTGCGGTGAGCCATCTGGTTGCCTCGTTCCCATCAACTGCCTTTGCCGTGTCTGCTCTTGTGTATCCGGGCTGATATGGCGTTCCGGCAATTCTAAAAGTGTTGGTTCCGGATGGTGGAGGAGGTGGATTGGTTGAATAATCCGGTAGGTTTGAATAAAACAATGATTTATGCAACACTGGTACAACGGCAGGATGAAGGTTATACTGCATCGTATTGTACAAATGGCAATAACTATTTAATCCACCCGACATTCTTTTTGTCGAATTTGTACAATTTACAGGCGTTGGTGAACAAGTGATTTCAGCCGAATAGCAACTATCCAGACGGCCCAATGACACACCTGTTTGGGATTTCCATGCACAACAGTTTTGCGTATGTGAGATGCCTAAATTATGAAGCAATTCATGAGTGAAACAATACACCGAATAGGTGTAATTGAAGGCATCGCCCGGAATGGATTGACCAAACCCACAAACGGAATATCTGGCAGACGTTACATTTTCCCGACTTATGTATGCAATTCCACCAAAGTTTTTGCCCGAAATAAATACGTTGAATGTGTCTTTCTTCAATGGATTGGCGTTGCCCCAATAATACAACACACTCATTGCATCGGGATAGATGGCATACGGATCGGGCGTTGTCCATTTCTTCACTTTCACCAGATTGATTTTTGGCCCCGCTATGCGCTCCAATATCTGAGAAGATGAATTGCACAACCTTTGCAGATTGGCATCAGCATTCACGCCCCATGCGGTTGTTAAAGAGTAATCCAGTTCAATGTAGACATTCAATTGCTTTCTGGACCTGTAAGTGGGGTCCCAGAAGTTTGGTTCAGCCTGACCTCTGGAAAGGGTTTTAGGATGATCCTCTTTCACTTCAACTTCATCATTTCCAAGATCGGGCGCAATGAATGTTGAATCGGTGGCCT